GTGCCATCTATATCAATGTTTCCCGCAACTGTAAGTCCAGCAGCACCAACTAGCTTTAAATCGTCTGCGGATTCATCCCAGAGCATATAAGCCCCGGAAGTGGCCCCGAAAAATTTTACGTCATAACCAGTATCGTCCACTCCAACCGTCAGGGCACTGTACTGAACCACTCCGTCTGCCGACTCATCCCACAACCAGTATTTACCGGAAGTTGCGCCAAAGAATTTGACATCACCCCCTGTATCATCAACACCTACCGTGACATTACCTGTAACGGTTAAATTATCTGCGACAGTTGTTTCTGATGTTGTATGACCGACAGTGACCGCAATTCCGCTTGTTTCTGTAGCCAGCTTCAATGCGCCTGTTGCGTTTTTGATGTAGCTGTTTGAACCATCGTGGTAAAGCTGCAAATCACCGCCTGTTCCAATCTTGATGTTAGTAGAATCCGGCAGCACCAAGGCGTCGTCACTTTCGTCCCAGAGCAGATATTTTCCTGATGTGGCCCCGAAAAATTTAACGTCATATCCGGTGTCATCTACCCCCACCGTAACTTTACCGCCGATATTGATATCGGCCAGCGCATCGACTACTGCCGCCCCGCCTCCGGCCCCATCGTAATAAACCATACGGCTCTCGCCGGTAGGAATATTTACTGTGGCCCCGGTTCCCTGTTTGATCGTGATGATTTGTGAACCGGATGTCGCATTCTCAATAATCTGGATACGGCTAATGTCATTAGGGGCAATCGTTAAAACTCTGGTTGCGGTCAAAGAACCGCTTGATGTGACCTTGAAATAGAAAGCACGAGCAGGGTCAGCGGCTCCATCAGCAACCGTTGTAGTTGCATTTGCATCACTGCCAAAAGATTCCTGTGTAGCGTAGGATACGGCTTCGCCTATCAACTCCAGGTTAGTATTTGTACTTGTACCCCAGGTGCCCGATTCCGCACCTGTGGCTATCTCTTTTAGCCTTAAATCATTTACATAAGTCGCCATTACGCTACCTCTTTCCAATCAGGAGTTTGAGAGTCATCTACTGAACTCCAGCTAGGGGTTTGTGAATCAGAAACCGCTGACCAAGAAGGTGTTTGATCCGGGACAACTCTACCCCAGACCAGAACCCCCGAAGTGGATGCAGTAACCTCGTTACCTGTGACTTCAACGGATGACGTTCCTGTAACGGTGACAGAACCAACAGAGGATGTAGACGCATCACTGGTAACTTCAATCGTGTTATTCGTGACAAGCGAGACTGAGCCGACCGCAGAAGTTGCCACATTCCCACTCGGACTGACCGTAGCCTTGCCCGTAGCGGTAACACTGGCCGTTGATACGGTTGCGGAGTTACCTGAAGCGGAAACACCCGCAGCAGCCGTAACCGTGACAGAAGCAGTGGATACGGTTGCCGAGTTTCCTGAAGCGGAAACACCGGCAGCGGCAGCAACCGAAACTGAGTTAACACTAGCGGTTGCGGAGTTGCCCGTGAGAGTAACGGTGACATCGACAACGCCGCCCCATGTGGACGACCCCCATGTACTATATCCCCAAGTGCCTGCTGCCATGACTTAACCATCATCTTTCATTACGCGATTCTTATGATCGCATTGCTCGCATCTGCTGCCGGAAATGTGATCGTAAAATCACCTGCCGTTGAAGTCTTATCGCCACCGAAAGCCAGAACCACCACTGCGCGGTTCGCAGAACCTGCGGTTGTACTGGAATTGTAAATCAATGCCCCGTTTGCGGTGATCGTCGCGGAACTCCATGTTGTATCAGCAAAATCTGTAAGAGCTGTCGTACCTGAAGTAGAGGGATCGACATTGGTCAATGTATTCCCTCCCGCTGAATAATTTGTACCCGAAACCTCATTCGTGGTCGTGTATGCAGTCGTACTGGCGCTCATGGTCGAGCTTGATGTGTAGAGTGCTATCTTGAATGTGTTTCCCGTTCCCGTGGTTGTGGTCGTGCCGCCCCCGGAGCCGTTATGAAAATTGTGGATGCCCTGGAGCAGCTCAGACTTAAAACTCGTAGTTACTGCTTGCGTGTTTGCCATTAGATTTTCCTCAAAATTTCAGCCATGTCCTCATGGCCCTGTTTAGCAAAAAGGTTATATAAAGTTGTCCGGTCACTACTTATTGCATCCTTACACGCGGATACAATAACATGGTACATCCGGTTCCTGAATGCCTCTGCCTGCACCTTTATTACAGGGTCCGCACCATTTGATATCGAGATGATTTTACTCACCGCCCGTTCTGCGATTTCTTCCGGTGTGAAGCCCCTGTGTTGCGTGGTTTCTACCCCGACCTTCCCTGCATCTGCTGTAACTTCAACTTGAAACATATTACTGTTTTTGCCTTATCGTCATACCGGACCGGTATTCGTCCGTAACTTCCCTTGATTCCCCAAGCATTTTAATGGAAACCATCGCTTCGGCAAACCGCTTTTCGTAGTCCTGTAAAAGGTCTGCTTCTCCTTTCATAAAAGTATACGCTTCTATAAGAGAGCCATATAAAATGGCCTGTGTGGCGTTAATACTCAGCCATGTGGTCCCGTCATCATCCCCAGCCGTTAAACTGGCTGGCCGGTAGAAATAATGCAGTTCAGAAGTATATGAACTGTCAGGGGTAGGCCCGATAATAAAAGTGTCCACATCAAATTGGGCGTAATAACGGGGACTTCCCGTGGTACTGCTGTTAGGGTTAAAAGTCTGTATAAAATTAACGTCCTTGAAATCCAGAAAACTTTTAACGCTACTAGACGTATAGGAAAGGGAAAAAGGTGCCAGAAAGTCGCTGGGACACCCGAGATACTGGTTGGAAGAAGTCATTGATCCCGTTACATTTTTACGGAACAGGCTCAAATGGGCGTTTTTCAGGATGCGCTCTTCTGCATTCTTTATGAATACAGACAGGTTGTTGGTAAACGTGGTTTCGTCGTTTTCCGTGTAATTCTGGATAGCCGTCTTTAAAGTAGAGTAAGTAAAGCTCATGTCGTAGTCACCGTAACCTGTCCCACTATTGCGAATACCCTTGTGGGGATAAACGTCTTTTCAGATAAAAGGGGAGTATCCACGTACACCACTACGGGTTCTACCCTGTCGGGCCTCGGGTCTTTCAGGGCTTGCGGGTCGGAGAACTTACGGAAAGGGCCCAGTTGCGGGTGTTTTGGCTCATATTCGTCAAAACCAACCAGCATTCCGGTCCATTCCTTCTTCATCCGGTCTAAGCGGTAACGGAAGCCGGACCTGTCTGAAATCCCGTAAGCCCGTTTACCTAATGCGTATTTAGACACGGTCATGCACCGTAGTAGTTATAGCTGGGGGCTATGGTAAGGGAAGCCCGGTCACGGTCTTCCTCCATTGCACGGTTGAATTCTTCATCATAAATAGCTTTCAGCAACTGGATTCTTTCAGGAGCCCGTTTTATGGACAGGTAGTAAGCCAGTCCTGCTGCCAGACAAGGATAAAACCGGAAAGGAATCTGGAGCGTATTGGTATAGTCATCGGCATCGTCCATACGGATTAACCGGTCAAACTTGATGATATCCGTATTATTTTCCGGAACCGGCCATAATTTCAAAATAGGGGTGATCTGACGGTCCAGAAAGAACTGGGAAGGACGCCCTGTCTGGGTTTTATTGGGAATATTCAGGAATTCGTCCCTGCTTAACCGCGTGATCCCGTAATCCGTGCTGTCACGGGTAATTACGGCAGATAGCATGTCAATAGTCTTCTGGGTAGTGGTTAAATCCACTGCTGCAGATACGGTAGTAGTGGCCGCGCTGGTACCGCCGGTAATGGTTTCACCACTGGTGAATGTGCCGGAAGGTATAGTAATTGCCATCGTGGTGGAAGAAGGCAGGCTGGTGATGGATGCCGTAGCGGCACTGGTACCGCCGGTAATGGTTTCCCCTACGGTAAAACTGCCACTGGCCCCTACCGTCATGGTTAAAGTACCACCTGGGTAATCACTGATGTCCTCGGCCAGCGTGATAGAAGTCTGTTCAATGGTCCACTGGTTGAGGCCACGGTTGGCCCAGTCCGCCAGCATAAGGTTCAAGGACCGTCGCGCAGTCTTCAGGTCATAGCCGGTACGGACTTCCAAGCCGCACCGCTCAAAAGCCTCTTCGACATAACTGGCTATATCCAGTTCAAAATCAACGGAAGCAGAAGTCGCCATCTATTTTTTCCCTTTCCTGACTATACCGCCGCCGCGCAATAATTTAGTAGCAGGGCTGGGTGGATTCCTGCTGCCACCGCCCCTTGAAGGGGCCCCCGCTCCAAGGTTAACTCTTGATCTATTTGAGCGGCCATAGGTGCGAACGGGGAAGCTTATATCCCGTAAAACTTCTCCTTGGAACAGCTCGCCTTCCTCTGGAGGATCTTTTACCGGAGTAGCTCCTTCAGGTAATCCCCATACTGCCCGTGGATTAGAGAAGGTCCCGCGTGGTTTAAGAGTCGCCATCTATTTTTTCCGCTTCTTAGCCATGCCGCCGCCTCGCATCTTGCGGACACCTGTTTTCTTTACCATGCCGCCGCCCCGCATCTTAGGGACCACGGCACATGCGCCTTTTCCAAGATTAACTCTTGATCCGGAATTACTTTTAACCACTTACGGCCTCCTGATGTAGCTTGTTATAAAAATCCGCTCTTAGTTTAAAAACATGGGGAGTTTCATAGTCCCCGAAGTAGCGACTATAATACCCTGAATGCTTCAATTTCTCTGCCGATTCCTGTAATTTGGATAATCGCTGGATAAAGATCATCGCATATTCCATATCCACGCTCGGTTCAAAAGTCCCGTCATCTATGTTTTCATTTGGATCATCTTCGGGATGAAACCCCATTATCCAGACATCTTTTTGTATAAAAAACTCTCTTGAAACAGCTTTGTTTAAATCAAGAAGATATTCATGGAATTTTTTCGGGTCTTTCTCATAGGCCAAATCTACCAAGATAATGACATCATAGGCATCATCAAAAGTAGAGACTAAAGTATAAAGGGGCTGGTAATTAGGCCCGTATTTAAAGGAAAAGCCGACTTTATCCTCTTCCCACGCCTTTTTTGCGTAGGGGCATACAGGCAAACTGCCGTACTTCTCGTTAGGGCCTTCCAGCGCATGCTGGGACCAGTCCCTGATTTCTCCACAAATTTCCTGCTCCAATCCGAGATAGAAAGAAGAAATAGGGCGCATGGATCACCTGTTAAGCATGGAATACCGTCATTGTGCCAAATGTGGAAACCGTGTACTGGACAAATATTCCGGCTGTGAAAAGTAATCCTTCGTCCGGAATCGTCACATCCCTTGTTGCCGTAGCCGAAGCAACGGAGCCAACCTTCAGTTGAGACGTACCAGCGGGAGACGTGGTAGTAAAACTCAATGTCCCCGCTGTCCCCGAACAGACAATAGAAAGACCATCCAACCGAGATCGTCCGGCAAATATCACGGCTCCAGCCGCCGCATTTATGCCTGCTGAGACATTACCTGCTGGATCACCCACCGCCGTAATAGACGTAACCGTTAGAAAATACTTGCTTCCCGTGGCAGTACCTGCATTGGCTCCCGTAATGGACTCAGTTTGGGAATCACCGCTAACGTCTGTCCCCGCTACTGTAAACGAAATACCGGAATCATCCCCTGCGCTCAGGATAGTGACTACTCGACCTGCGTCAAAAGTACAGGAACCTCCAGAAGCCAAAGCTCCTCCAATAGTGAGAGCAGCATCTTCCCCAACAGCGGCGGCGGTAGAAATTCCATCAGCATCGAGTGCTTGTGTATCTGCCGTAATAAAGACAGCTTTTACATCAGAGCCTGACATAATTTACCACACTTATATGTTTAGTTTGATTAATGAGTAATCAGTGGTTACATCAACCAGCATACACGTACCGACGATATCAAGAGTTGATCCAGAAGAAGGTTCAACTGCTCCGGCTGTTGTATCTGATCTCATTACATTATGTCCGAGAACCACGGTTCCTTCGGTTAATACTGCGGCGGGCCCATAAGTCTGGAACCAACCGTAAGCACTTAACGCCATATCAACTACTGGGCACCCCATTATTGCACCTGTTTCTGCTGCTGGTGCAACTACAAGTCCAGACCAAGGGTCTGACATTAATGAAACTTTAGATGCAGCACTTGTGATTGCTGTAGCCAACGCATCGTGACATGTTATGACAACGGAAGGATCATCCGAATGATCATGTACTGGATTAGACTTAATTTTTAAACATTGTCCTTCACCAGCAGCATCATTTACATAAAGATAACCACCTGCGTACTGGTTCAAAGTAAGGTCAGTTCCCGCTGTTTCTACTGAAATCTCATACTCACCTGCTGCGACATCTGCTGTTGGTGCTAAATCTTGGTGATCAGCTTTTGTTCCAACAATGGTTTGAACAAGTTTTCCTGCTGTTAATGCAACACCACCTGCTAAACCATATCTGAACACCCTGTCACCGTAGTAAAGAACTGACCCTAAAGGAATATCATTTCCTAAAGAGTCTGTTACAGAAGTTGTGCCACTTGTGAAAGGGTTAATAATTGAGTCTGGGTTAGAGCCCTTACCAGTGAAAAAGTCCGTAGGTGCAAAACCTAGTATTGAACTTGTTCCAGTTACGCTACCAATTTGGTACGCACCACCTTCGCTAGTCCCATAAGTAGTTTCTGTTCCTGTTGAACTATCTGTACGGTAAGTTATAAAACCGTTTTTGGACCTGACTGGTCCAGTAAAACTTGAATTCGCCATGTGAGTCTCCTGTCGTGGCTAGTGTCTACCGCGCTATGCAGTAGTCAGGAACATAAGAT